GCGAAGCTCAAGCGGACCGTTGAGATCGACGGGCCCTTTATCGGGCTGGACGGTCTCATCGGCTCTACGCTTGTCGGGGTGCTCACGTACGGAATCGCAGGTCTTGCAATCCTAAAAGTGGGCCCAAGATTTGGGTTTGAGGCGACCCGCTTTCCCCGGCTCTTCAAGGCGCTCTTTGGGTGCGTTGCTTCCGGGGCCGCGGCAGCAGCCCTCGCCCATTTCAAGCCCAAGGTCACGCACTGTACGAACATCCGTGACAAAGACAGGGCCATGGCGACCTCCTTGCAGTACCACGCGCTGATGAAGCAGCAGACGGATCTTCAGCAGCTCCACGCGTGTGCCACAATGTACAACGAGCAGCAGAAACGCCAGGAGACCACTTTCAATGCGCCCGGTGTGGCCGCGGTACTCTCCGTGACCGCGATGACGCGCGTCGGGGGACTGACTGGTCCCGTTCAGGTTGGTGGTCTGCGTCCCTGCCGTTGTTTCTCTTGCGGCGGGTCCTCCTCATCGAGGATGCCGGGCAGGCTTTGTCCGGCTTGCCGATCCACAAGGCATGGTGACCCCGTGGTTCGGGCCGTCCGTTGTGGCCACCACGTCTGTTCGGGTGTTATTCCCATCCGGTACACGGGCGTGGTGAATATGGATAGCCAGCACCCGCCGCTAAAGACAGGCACCGAGACGTGGGGAAAGAGTCGGGTGACCGTTAAAGGGTCGACGGTTCAGGATGTCCTGTCCATGGAGCCCAGAGCTCGCAGTGGACCGCGTCTCCTGGGCGTCGGCCTCAACGGCGCCTATCCCTTCTGCTCTAGCGTGGGGCCCCGCCCGCTCCTTGAGGCCATCCTTTTTAGGGTGTTCCGAGAGCTACCGGGGCGGACTCCGCCATCCGCGGGGGCGTTTCAGGTTGTGGCGTGCAACGCCGACTGTCTGTTGCGTGGATTTTTTGAGCCACTGGAGCCCATGGAGACGTGGGACTGGCTCTGCTCCTACACGGACAGTCGCAGACGTCACGAGCTCGTGCGTGCGTGGAAGAAGCTCATCGAGCGTGGGGAGCCCCATCGGGACTATGGTTTGATCTCAGCTTTTGTTAAGACTGAGAAGCTTCCGTGGTTCAAACCGATTGGGGGCGTCCCCTACGCCAGTGAGGCACGCTACGTCGCCCGGCTGATCCAAGCGCCCCATGACGAGACCCATCTCGGGGCCGGCCCATACCTCAAGCCACTTACGAAGAGGCTTAAGGAGGTGTGGCACGT